CGCTCGCCGGCGGCACGGTTCGTGCGGAAGAATTTTACAGCATGATGGAAGGTGCGCCAGAGATTCTGCGCACTGTCGCCGCAAACATGGAAGGAATGGACGGCAGCATCGGAAAGCTTCGCCAAGCAGTGCTCAAAGGCAAGGTCTCGAGCGAGGAATTCTTCGAGGCATTCCTGAAAGGCACAGAAGACCTGTCGAAGCGGGCGCAGGCCATGCCGGTGACTGTTGGACAAGCATTCACGCGAATGCAGAACAACATTAACCAGGCGATTGCCGGCGTCAACATGACGCCAATTGTTGATGCGATCAATCAGCTGAGCGATGTGATCAGTGATCCAACGTTTCAGCAGGGGTTCGCAGCATTTGTCAGCGGCATTATACAAGTCACCGGGAAGTCAGCTGGGCTGATAGCTGAAACTGCTAATGTCGCGCGATTTGTGGGCGAGTCGGTCGCAGCACGAATTCACGGCGTGGCAGCTGATGACGTTGTCAGGCTGGAGGATTTGCTGGCTCAGCTGAATGATTTTAGGTCGAAGGGAATTCTGCATCCGGACTTCCTGAATCGTGGCCGCGTGTTCGGCAAGAACGGATTTATCGAGTGGTACTCGGATGAGGACCTAGACAAGTCGATTGCAGAGATCGAGCAGCAGATCAAAGCATTCTATGAGCGTGGTGCCGCGCGACCGCCTTTGCTGACAGCAGGCGCTGGCTCCGGTGGCGGTCCAGCGAGGCCGACCGAGCCATCGGAAGAGTTCGAGAAACTCTCATCGAAACTCAAGGAGAAGATCGCACTGTATGGAAAGGTCGGCGAGGCAGCAGAGGTTGCCTACCAGATCCAAGCAGGCGCCCTTGATGAGCTTAGTAAGTCTGAGCAGCAACAACTGCTCGCGCTCGCTCGCCGCTACGACGCCGTAGTTAAGTCGGTCGATGCGGACAAGGAGAAGGCCAAGGAACAGAAGAAGGCCGAAGAAGAAATCAGAAAGATGATTGCGGCTGCTGAGGAGGAGATTGCGACCCTCGGCAGAGGTGAGGCTGCGGCCGTGGCTTATCGACTCGCCCACAGCGAGTTGTCCAAGGCATTTCCAGAATCCGCAGCGGCTTCTGAAGAGATGGGTAAAAAGATCGATGACCTGATATCAAAAATGGAAGGCATGGACGCGTCCGCGATCAGCGCGGCGAGGTCGTTGACGGATCTCGCGGAGAACGCACAGAAGAAGGCAGCCGACAGTTCAGAGAATCTGAAGCAGAAGCTTATAGATGTCACGTTGCAGCTTGAGATCATGAAAGAGGCAGCAGACGGTGCGGCCGAAGCCATTTCGGAGTTCGCGAGTAAGAACAGCGAGAGCCTCGACCAAGGGCTTGAGTCCTTCGAGAAGGATTTTGAGAAGCGTTTCCTGAAAACTGCAGACATGATGACAGTGTTTCAGGAGCAGGCGGCCCGGAACACGCAGGACATCATCGCGGATGCGCTTGTAAACGGTTTTGATGATGGTGCACGGGGAATACTGAAGTCCTTCGGCGACATGATCATCAAGCTCACTGCGCAGGCCGTCGCTGCAGACATAGCGAAGAGGCTGTTCGGCGACCCAAGTGTTAGCGGCGACGGGTGGGTCGGAATCGCGATGAAAGCCGCTGGGGCGTTCTTCGGTGGTGGCCGGGCTATCGGCGGCCCCGTGCTTGCCGGCACAACCTACCGCATCAACGAACGTGAGCCAGAGTTCTTCCGGCCGCGGGTCGGCGGCAATGTCATCCCACTATCGAAGATGAACATGGGTGGCGGAATGGTGGTCAATCAGAACTTCAGTGTGCGCTCGGAGACTGGCGAGCGTGTCAGTCGAAGCACCGAACAGCAGATCGCGGCGGCGGCATCCCGCGGCATGGCTGTTGCCAGCAGGCGAAACAACTGATGCTGATCCCAGACACGACGGAAATCTTCCCTGGTTGTCCTTCGTTCGGCTTCACAAGCGGGCCACGCTACAAGGTCAAGATCATCGAGCGAGAGGGTGGTCACGAACGGCGCACGCGTAAGTGGTCTCGTCCGCTGCACCGATATGTCGCGGTCCCGATGGGTAATCGCGCGGACGAAGAGATCCAGGAGATTCTGTACTTCTGGCACGCCATGGGCGGCCAGGCGACCGGGTTTCGTCTCAAGGATCACGCTGATTTCAAGAGCTGCAAGACGCACGAGACGCCGACGCCGATCGACCAGCCGTTTGTCTTCATGGAAGACAGTCCGTCGGGTTACCAGATGGTGAAGACGTACACATATGGTGCTATGGAGCAGATCCGGGAGATCTACAAGCCCAAGGGTGACACGATCCGCGTCGCGAATGAATCAGGCGTCGAGCAACCTGATACCGCGTGGACCCTCGACGAAGCGACTGGACTACTCACGCCGGAGGAGTCATTCGTCGGCACCCCGACGGCCTGGGGCGGTGAGTTCTACGTTTACGCACGCTTCGACAGCCTGCTCGACATCGCGGTGACTGAAAAGCAGATTCAAGCCTGCGATTTCTCGATTGCTGAGATAAGAGTTCCTCGCGTATGAGAACAGTCTCCGCGGAACTGCTCGCGCACATGCGCGGCGAGCTCGCGACCTTGGCGATCTGCTGGACGATCGAGAAGGGTAACGGCGAGATTATCCGTTCAACAGATCACGATCGAGACATCGAGATTACCGTAGGAGCGCATGCCGGCGTCTACCGCTCGGCCGCAAACATCACTGGCTCTGACGTTCGGTCAACCAGTGATCTGTCCGTGGACAACATGGAAGTTGATGGCGCACTTCCGGTCAATGACGATCAGTTCGAGATCCCTGACATCACAGTGCAAGAGATCGAGGCGGGGCTGCTCGACAACGCCCCGGTGTATGTGTTCGGGGTGAATTATCTTGCCCCAAACGACGGGCAACTCATCGAGCGGCGCGGATACCTGGGCATTCCCTCCCGCGATTCGGACGGCCGCTACAAAGTCGAAGTGCGTGGAATGACGCAACGACTGCAGCAGAATATTGGCTGGACGTATTCCGAGCGATGCAACGTTGTGGAATTCGGCGACGCGCGATGCGGATTCAACGTAGCTGCTGCTACGCGAGAGGCGATTGTCACAGCGGTCACCAGTCGGCGGCGATTCGACATAGAGATTACAGCAGGGGATCCGCCGCCAAATCCAACGTACTTCGACGGTGCGAAACTGACATTCACGTCAGGTGACAATGACGACTTCTTCCGCGAAGTGAAGCGAGCTGTTATTGCTGGCAGCACTCTTACCATAACGACGTGGGAAGAGTTCCCCGCCGACCCAATCGTCGGCGACACACTCACATTGCCCCCCGCATGTGACAAGCGACTCTCGACCTGCCGAGACGTACATAACAACATTCTGAACTTCAGGGGCTACGGCGTTTTCATTCCTGGTGTTCTGGCGATGCTGAAAGGCCCGACGTGATCACTGCTGATCAACTGATTACCGCTGCGCGTTCTCTAAAGGGAGTGCCTTGGCATCATCAAGGCCGGACCAAGAACGGCGTTGACTGCGCTGGATTCGTCGATCTAGCGACAAAGACTGCCGGTCACGATATGGAGGAGTATCTGGGCCAGCGTGCACCTAAAAACTACTCGCGCAGCGCCAGCCCGGTGTTGCTTGAACTTACTGCGAGGTACGGCGAGCGAATCTCTAAGCCCTGTCCGGGTTGCCTAGTCCTATTCAAGTTTGACGGTGAGATCCACCCACGGCATTACGGCATCGTGACCTATGACGGTTACGTCATACACGCGAACTCCATGCATGGTGGTGTCATGGAGCATGGATTGAGGGCGCAGTGGGCCCGATGGGTACATTCATACTGGAAAATTCCTGGAGTGCTTTACCCATGAAGGGACTGGTTGAGTTCGCAAGAAGCGTTCTCACAATGTCGTTCGCCGACTTTCGGCCGCCACCAGATGCGCTGCGGGCCTATCGCATAGGGACGGCGGAGTTCCACACCCTTATTCTCTTTCGACAGGGGCAGTATCAGGTGGAGTACATCACGTGCTCGCCATCTCCTGGAAATGTCTCGGTTGTGCCTGAGCACAGCCATCCAAATGTGAATTCCATCGACATGTTTGTGCACGGCCAAGTCGGCCCACTCAGTGGAGTGGTTCACTGTCCGTACGGCAGTAAAAGGCGTATCCCGCACGGTGTTTTACACGGCGCTACAGTGGGCGAGGCGGGTAGCGCAATCTTGTGCTTCCAGCAGTGGATCAACGGCATTGAACCGACAAGCATTGCGCTCGACTGGCGCGGACCTGATCACCATGAGGTCCGCGCCGTGCGGCTAGGCTGATGGAGTTCGATAGCCTTCCAAGTTTCGC